AACTACCTTTAAAAATCTTTTGAAAAATTATCTTGACTTATTACCACTAGACTTTTGTAACGTTTTGTTTATTAATCGAAACCTGATCAAGAGCTACTTTTAGTGAAGCATTTTCCAACTCTACTTGAGACAGTCTTTTTAATAATTGATCAATAACGCTTTCCGCATTTACTTCAAAACCATCCTTATTCATTTAATTCACCTTCTCGTAATTTAATATTTGATTAGAGTTTTTCTCTGTCATGTCAGTAATACTTATTGGATATTGAAGCAAATTTGGCGCTTTATCGTTATTGCTGGATAGAGTTTCCAAATAAAATTCTTCGTATCCTTTTCTATAAGCTACTATTTGCCAACTAAATTCTATGTTAGGTTTGTCAGACTTAACCATGAAACGATCACGCTCTAAATGGCACGCATGAACATTTGCATTCTCATATGGTGTAACAAAAACATGATAGTTTCTTGAATCAGTATTGATTGTTTCTAAAAATATTGGTTCAATTTCAATCTCTATAAACCCATTTTCATCAGTAATTGCCTTACCATATGTCGCAAATAAATATTCTGGTGTTTCATAAGCATATAGCAAACGCTCACCAAAATTTTCAGTCCTTACAATGGAGCTTTTTGTCCCATACACATAAAATGATTTATCAACTGAAGCATCGCTCATGATTCTTGCCGATGTTCCTCTCAATTGGATTGAGTTGTTTGTCATAAAGCTCATTATGCCTTCAGTATTTATTGAAAAACCAGTATTCGTTAAGTTCAGATATTTGTTACCTCCAATATCTGCTCTGAACGAATTGTTACGTAAATACAAATTTCTATATGTCCCATTGTCGTTCGTACTATAAGAAAAACCAGTTCGTTCAACACTAAAACTTAAAGTATTCCCAGTTGATGAATAAAGACTTAATCTATCTAAATCAAGGTTTAATTGCATATTGCTGGTTGAACCATATGCAGTGATAAAATTCCTATTCAGTTTATTGCTTTTCAAATTGAAGGTTCCGCCGTCTTCAACTGCAAAATACATGACACCTTCATTTTGATTTCTGATCGCACTATATATTTCGAATACTTTTTTTCCATCAGACTTTCTGTTCCACCGAATTGCTCCGTTATCTAAGGTCATATTATAATCCGTACCAGTTGACGTGATTTTAGATCCTGTTATAGTCGCCCCTTTAATCGTTATAGCATTCAACGTTCCAGTGGATATAGATGAAGCGTCAAGATTGACGACTCTTATTTTAGAAGCATCTAGAGTACCAACACTAATTGTTCCAGCATCAACTGATCCAATCATTGCCGATGTGATTATAGCTTTGTCAATCTTCGTCTCGTTAGTTAGCCATAATTTTGCGCCTTTAATTTTCAGCCACTCTTTACCATCCATCTCATCACTCAGATTAATGGTTTTAACTATTTCATCTTTAGGAGTCGAGTTTTCAATTTGCTCTTTGATACTTTCCTCTAAAGCGGTGGATGTCGTCATTACCCACTCGAATACTCCAGGTGCCGTTTGCTTATAAACCCATATCTCATCATCTGGTCCATTCTTTTTAAACCAGATGTCGCCTTCTTTTGGATTTGTCGGTTCCTCTGTTCCTTCATAAACATTGTTCTTGCCAGCTGCATCGATTCTATAATCGATGTCATCAAGCTTTTGTTGCAACGGTCCTTTGAATGATGAGACGTTAGCTGAATAAGCTTTAGTGTCAGCACTAATAGTTGAACTGAAACCACCGTCGAAAGACATCGTATAATTTAGAACAGGAGATTTAAATTTATTTCCCTCTCTATCTGTCATAGTTACCCAGTCTCCAACCTCTAAAGCTGGATTCCCTCGCCACTTCAAACTGATTGGGTAAAAATTGATGTATCTTATTTTCTGGAAAACATCATCTAATAAAATCTGAGTCATCGCATTATTTTCCAGAGAAATCTGCGCACCATTTGTTGACCCTGATTGAAGAATAACTGTTTCATTACTAGATTCATTAGTTTGGTTAACAACTTTACATGTAATCCCTCTAGGTTGATAAAGTAATTCACTTTTTACAAGGCCTTTTAAAAAGTATTCATTTGGTTCAATCTTAAAGTTCGGGTCTGCTAGTTTTCGAATTGACAGTCTACCTTCTCTATCAAAACAAACAAACCCACCTTCAAATTGTCCGACTAAACCTATTGCTTGCCGATATGTGTATCCCTCAAACTTATTTATCGTGTAATTACTCAAATGGTTAAACGAAACAGGATCGATAATACTTCCACTTTTGTTTGCTATTTCTAAAGCAATGTCTGCTAATTTTGTTGGATATTTCAACTCGGACTCATATTTGTCTTCCAAAAAAATAAATCCGTCTCTAGCTTCAACAGTTGTAGTCTTTTCATTCCTGTCGGGATCAACTCGACCACTAATGTAAAACGTTCCTAGAGGAACAAATTCATATCTATCGGGAACATAGCTCACCAATCTTGCTCTTCCAACTTTTGCTCGATCAACTTTTGAAACATGATTGATATTTGATGGCAAGCCGGTTCCTCTTATTTTAAATCCTACTTCTACCTTGATCTCGTCTAGTTCTTTTAACCCTTCAATAATTTCAGAAAAAACAATTTTAACTGTGGCTGATTGCGTTGACCCAATCTGGAAACTTTCTCCTCCCAAGGCCCCCATTGAATAATCAATTTTCTTTATTTTATCTTTAAGATATATGACTTTATCATTAACAATGATGCGTGCAAAAGCTTCCCTTTCTTTATCTTTACAGGCTTCAAAGAATTCATTTGAAACTATCAGCATTCAGTATTCACCTACTTTTCAATTAACGATACGGACAAGCCTTGCCACATCATCTTCGAGAATTTTTCATTCCAAGAGTAAACAGGTACTACTCTATCACCACAGTAAAATGTTTTTGTAATCAATCCTGCCTCCTGTGGGTCAAAATACCTTACTGTAAAAAAGGCAGAATCAATTAAACGCAAAATTAAAGAGACCTCTGAAATTTCCAAAGGTCCCCATTTTACATCTAATTTAGTTTTTCTTCCGAGAATATCGCGAACCATATCTCCATTAGCATTTCTTCCGCTAGAACCACTGTCTAAGGTTTGTATGCTGACAGATAATTCTTTTGGTGTTACTACATTTGACCCTGATATCAAGAAATCCATTAGCTCATCTCCTTATAAGTTTAGTTCTACATTTCCTATCTGTTCATGATACTGATTAATGCCTCGTACAGTTACTTGTCCTAATCTAGTTGAATCTACCTCTAGAACAACTTCCAAGGGCCCGTCGTTCCCCTTCAGATCCAAATTAGAGAGCGCGTTAATAATGGCATTCGCGATTGTATTACCAAGACTTGAAAGTAGATTATCTGATAAGTTTTCCATCCCATTACCAGTAATAGAAAAACCTTTATTCTTTTTACCAGATGAACTTGAACCAGTATAACTATCAGATGAATCTCTAAATACTTCTGGCATTGTTAAATCAGGGATACCATCATACCCCATGAAATCAAGCGCTTCGTTGATTCTTTGAAAGGCTAGTTCTGGCTTAGTTACTGGAACAACCCATTCAGTGTTATTGCCTTCAGACATTTTGTACCAGCCAAACTGATCTACTCTACCTCCGTTAGCAAATCCCTTTTTCTTACTTTCGTTTTCTCGATCGAGTCTGAATAGTTCAGAAATACGATCACTCACGACACGAAAAGCACTTGATTTAATTCTCTTAGCCGCGCCTAGAGCCATCGAAGCTCCTGGTTCAGGTATACCTGCTACATCAACGAATTTTTCGAATGCTCGATCTAATAAAGCACTCGGACTTATCGAACCAAAGAAATTCTTAACACTGTCGATTAATCCACCTTTATAGTGAGGAATATTATTCATAAAGTTATTGGTGTCCCTACCATTTAGGACTTGGGTACCTTTGGGAAGGTTAACCATGTAATCCTTTTGTTTAGGGAACATGCCAATCTGACCACTTGGCAACTTATACATCTCACGCCAATTGCTGCCATCTCCGTCATTTACCATAGCTAATCCGCCTGGATGAAAACTCGTCCCAGTTGCATAACTGAAATATGGTACGTGCCAAGAAGATAATCGCCAACCTGCACCTAAACTACTCATAACCCAGTTAACTCCAGAGATAATGCCATTAACACCTTTTCCTATTCCAGAGGCTAATCCATTGGCAATATTGTTCATGGCTTGTTTAATCGTATTAAGACCGCTAGACAGGCCTTTTGCAATATCACCAGGTAAATCGGACGCCCATCCCCCTACTTTCTTAAAGACTTCTGAAGCTGTAGTTTTTATTGAATTTAAATGTCCTCCGACTCCATCCTTCAAACTTGAAAATGCAGAAACAGCTTTACTTTTAGCTGTCTCTGCACCAGACCTAACCGCTTCAGCTGCGCTGTTCATTTTCGAACCAGCAGTTGAACGTATTTCTTCAAATTTAGTTGAAGTGGAATTCTTTAAATCAGACCATTTGCTAGAAACCCAATCTTTTGCTTGACCTGCTTTATCGCGAACTGTATTTGCAGTATTCGTAAATTTATCTTTAGCGGCGGTATAAATTTCACCTGCTTTACTAGTCACAGCATCTTTCGCTGCATTCCATTTTTCCGAAGTCCAATTTTTGACATTATTCCAAGCATTAGATGTTGCCGTCTTTATACCTTCCCATTTTTCACCGATCCAGTCTTTCAACTGGCTAGCTTTCTCTTTGATGGTATCCCAATTTTGCCAAAGAGCTACGCCTACTGCTATGGCTGCAGCAGCTGCAACGGTTAATGGTCCACCTAAAAAGGCAATTAATCCGCCAATCGCAGTTCCTACTGCTGAAAGAACTCCCGATAAACCACCAATAGCACTCAATCCAGCGAAAAGTCCTCCAACTATTTCTATTACAGTTGAAAGAGCACTAATTACCTTCAGAGCGGCAACAAATGTTCCGAAAACCGTTACAAAAGCTGAAAACCCTTCTTGATGTTCAGTTATCCAATTCCCAATACCCGAAAGAGCGTCACCTAGTTTTTTCAATACATCAACGATTACTCCTCCAGTCCATTCAGCAATTGGTTTGAGCATGGAATTCCAAAAGAAATCAAAAGCAGGTTTACATCCATTGATTATCCCGTTAAGTGCATCTAGTGCACCACTTAATGCTTTAAGAAATGCTGGAATTAAATCTTGAATTGTGTATTTGGCTAAAGGAAGTAGAACGTTATTATAAAACCATTCCAACCCATCTCCAATGTTTTTTGTCAATGGTTGTATTGATTTAAGTAACCCATTAATAGAATTAAGGAGTGGACGGAAGTCAAGAGTCTTAGCCCACTCTGCAGTCGCTCCTGTCATTCGTTTGATTGTCCCAAGGACTGTGTCAATTATCTTCATAATCCCTTCGAAGATTGTTTGACCTCGGTTATTTTCATCCCATGCCTCTCGAAAGCTTTTTGCCAGATTTCCAACAGTATTGAAAATATTCGTAATGATCTCCATGATATTAGCTAGAATACTTTCGCCAATTCCCGAAGCAAAAGCCTTGTCAAATGCTGTCATGATTGAATTGATTAGCTTAAGAACTTCTGATAACGCGTTAAAGATAGCTTGAATGATCGCCGTCCCTCGACCGTTGTCGTTCCAAGCATTTTGAAATACTTTACCTATAGTTTCTATTAAATGAAATAGCTTAGTATAGAATTCTATCAATTGTCTTGCAAGCTCTACCCCAGTGCCATTATTCCAAACTTCTCGGAATGACTCCGCGATATCATGCAAGACTTCTAACCACTGATTTAAGGCATTAAATATTTGCTGAATCAATTTAGTGCCTCGGCCGTTTTCTTCCCAAGCAATTCTAAAAGCCCTTGCAATATCACCAATGATATAAAGAACATCGCCCAATAATACTAAAAGATTTTCTACAAACTTTTGTCCGGTTCCATTAGTCCATACCTCCAAGAATGATTTACCAATTGCCTTAATCAATTTTCCAATTTCAGATAATGAATACTTGAACGCATCCATAACACGTTTTCCCTGAGCGTCCCAAGCTTTCTTTATTGGATCAAAGAGTTTTGACATGATGTCTTTAAATTTCTTGGCAAAATCCGTTAACCATTTCGGAGTTTCTGGAACTGCTGCTGATCCAAAGTCAGCCCATGGATCAGAACCAGATCCATTCGGATTCTTCGGTCTTGTTGGAATTTCCTGAGGAATGAACTCATTTGATTCGTCGTCAGAGTCATCACTGAAATCCAAAATGTTTAATTCATCAAACCCAGCTAAAAGACGTTTATATTCTTTTGCTTTTTTTCGAGCTGCTTCCGTTCTATCATGCTGATCTTTAAGTTGCTTATTTGAATCCTTAATGGATTGAGCCATCTCATCGTATCCATCTGATGCATCAGATGCAGCACTTCCAGTATCATCTAAAGCTTGGACATTGTTCATTAGTCCCTGAGCACCGTTGAATGCATCACCGATGTTCATTCCGAAAAGTGTGGATATAAATCCAGCAATATAGCCAGTAACTTTAGCTAAGGCCGACATCAAAGCATTTATCGCTGGCAAAGCTGCTTGGTAAATTGGATAAAATGCAGTTAGTAAATTGACCTTAATTTGATTTAAACTAGCTGAAAACTGTGCGTTAGTCTGTAACGCTTTAAAAAGCCCGCCAGCTAGAGTCATGATTCCTTGGTATAAGAACGTGAACAAGAATAACTGCGACCATAGCATCTTCATGGAGCGTCCAAAACCACCCATGCCTTGAGCCATTCTAGATGTTCCGCTAGTGACTTGTTTCGATTGTCTGTCAAATAAACTTCCAAATCTACCAATAGAATTACTCATCATATTTTTGAAACGTGAAAAGAGTCCTTCTGATTGTTTCGTGGAACCCGACAGATTCCTCATTCCATTTGCTGCCATACGAGCTTTTACAGGTTGCTCGCCAAGTTCCGTATTTACACTAGACAACGCTGTCTTTAGAACGCCAGAACGATCTTCCAACTGAGCATATGAACGTTGCAAAGCATCATTGTCTGCAATCAATTTCTCCATTTTTGCTGATTGTTTAGAAATAGTTTCAGCGGTTTTGGTCGATTGTGGTGTATCTTGAATCCCTGTAGATTTCCACTTTCCAGATGCGAAACTTCCTGTTTCTGTTTGCTGCATCTTCATTTCATTTTTCATAGCCTTAACTTTAGCTCTCATAGCTTCAATCTGCCGCTCATTGCCTTCCATCTTAGCTGAAATGTTAGACAGAGAATTAGGGATAGCATCATATTCGGATTTTAATCCGCGCACAATCGCTTGTGCTTGTTGTTGCGACTTGTTCATCTGAATTTGAGCTTTTGAAATTTGTTCGCCTATTCTCGATTCACTTTTAGTATCCCCAGACAACCGCGCACCATTTTTATTAGCCTGCAAGTTGGCAATTCGTTGTTGTGCTGCTTTGGCTTGCTGCATTTGCGTGTTCACTTTATCAACTGCGGTTTGAACATCTTTTGTCATTTTAACAGCGCCTTTGGATACTCCAGCAGAAAGTGACTTCCCAACTTCTTCGCCATTTTTTGACGCCGATTGATTCATTCTCTTCAGCATAGAATCAAAATTTGAATTCATTTTCTCGAATTGTTTGGTAAATTTATCGAACCCTTTTGAATCAGATAAGTTTTTTTCTACAGCTTCCATCCCTTGACCAGATGAACTCTTGACTCGGCTCATCATAGAATCCATCTTTTGTTCAAATCGTGCGACCTTTTCCTCAATGGGGTTCAAGTCACCATCAAAAACGACTTCAAGTCTATCCAGCTCCATGATCTATCCCTCCTTTTCCTGTTTATTTTTCCGCTCTCGTGTAGCTTTAATCAATTCCGTTCGTTCAATCATCCGAGCCTTCATAATTTCCCAATCTTGCGGCCGATTTGATTGTTCCTGCTTATCTTCCGTTTTCAAGAATGGATAGTGTTGATCTGGTTTAGGCATTTTCTTCGGATCATTAAAACCATAAGCATTTAATTGTGCAGCTTTGTAATCCATCATGGCTTTTTCTTCTAGCTGTTGTTTTCTAATCGCAACATTTGCTTCAGCTTGTATGACTATTTCTTCATAGGTCATTGACCAGTATTTTTCTGCGGGTATTCCTGCTTCTACTGCTTTTGGATACATCTCCTGCAGCAAATCAGAAAAGGAAGAGAAGCCTACACTAGACTCTCTTCCTCGTTTTTCTCTTCCCCAACTAGGTCTTCTTCGTCCGTCTTTTCCGACTCGAAAAAACCTGCCTTCTCCATCAATTCTTGAATGACTTCGAAAAGCTTCATCATCGATCCGCCTTTAGAAATATATTCATCATAAAGTTTCGTCATATCGGCAGACTTGATGTTTGCTGTTTGGTTCGCAGAATGCAAGATAGTTAGCATTTCACCTAATCGCGGCATTTTCATTCCACCGTTGCCAGTCATCATAATTCCAAATAACGATTTACCTAATTTCTTCTCAATGTCTACCGTTGCACTTCCATCTAATACAAGGGATAGAGTTTTAGTTCCAAATTCTACTTTCATTGGTTTCATATTGTTTTTCCTCCTAAGATTTAAATAGGGCCAGAGGGTTATCTCTAGCCCATATAGTTTTCGTTAAACGTTTATGCCCAATCCGGTCCATCTGAAACAGTTACAGACAGCGTAAATTGATAGGCTCCGTTTACTTCACCAGAACCCATTTTCACAGTCACGCCGCCAGTAAATGTGCATTTCGCACCGTCAGGATAAGACAATTCAAATTTTGCTTCTTTTCCTGACGTTTGCACTGCCTTTAACTTTGTAAATACAGCTTTGTCATATAAGAAAGTGAACTCTAATGAATCCATATCTTGAATACCCGAAATATATTTTTTATTTGCGTCTTTTAGCGTCGTAACATCAACTTGTTCTGGATCTCCACCGATTTCAGGAACAGCTTGTAATCCTTCAATTTCAGTAAAGCCAGACTCGGAGCCTGATTTCATTGATAACGCCGTGCCCTTAGTTAGTAAACCGGCAAATAATTGTAAGTTCATCGGTAAAATTTTTGTTTTCTTCATGGTATTTCCTCCTTGTTATTGGTATACAAAAAGCGTTCGATTATCTACCACTCCTCGGAATGTTAGAATCGAACGCTTCAATGCATCTTGATTGCCATCATCACTGGCTGTATTCTTAAATCCAATCTCTTTCAATACTTTAATTATTTCACTCTGTATTGTAGATAGAGATTTGTTTCCGTATAAATCGATTTTTACTGTCCATTCAGTTAGTGCTTCTTTGTCGGATATATCTTTCTTGTGCGGCTTTGCCTTTGTCGAATAAATTGCAGCGGGCATATTCGACCATGTGTTAGGATACTCCGCAGATACGAGCTTCAGCTCAGCGACTTTTTTCAACTGAGCAACAATATCAGACTTTATGTTATAACGCTCTGTCATAGTTTCCTCAGTCCTTCCTTCACACGATCTTTATAAATGTCTTCGGCCATTTCAACCACTTCTTTCATTGACGGATATAGCCAAGGTCTTGCCGGCTGCCCACGAGTCATAAAGAAATCTTGTCCCTTGATAGTCACTCTTGAAATACCGTATACCATCTCAAGGTCAACAGATGTTTTGTGTACAGGAATAAACCACCGTTCAGTAGAATAAACAGGATTAACTCCAGGCGGCAGATCTTTTGGTGACTCTGCTCCGACTGGACCTGTACCAAACTCTCGAAACAATGCTTCCATCTTGTCTGACCACACACGCCCTATTATTTTACCTTTACCATCGATCACGACTTCCTGCTTTGGAGAACCACTTAATTCACCTGATCCATACTTAATTGACGATTGCAGGTGACTTGTTGCTCTTGCCACAGTTTCATCTACAATATCGAATGTCGCTTCAAAAACAGCGTCTTCCATCACTTTAGGAATCGCTCGTATTTTTGACATCAGTCGGTCAGCACCTCTGAACTCAACGCCCATCTTCATCACCTAGTTTCTTCAAGGTCACATTACAATGAGCAGAAAATGTTTGAATGGCAACAATTTCATAGTCTGGTTCTTTATCTTTGCTCACATAAAGACAAATACCATCTTTCTCATTCTTTCCTTCTTTGATTTTGTCACCTTGATACTTGCAAGATTTGATGTATGGAAGACTTTGACCATAGACAGAAGCCATTACTTGTCCTCCTGCGGATTGAATATTCATTTGAATCTCTGTTGATTCATCTGAAAAACCTTCTTGAAAGTTTCCTTCATCATCTTGCCCAGTTAACCGCTCTTTTAAATAAACGGTTGAAAGGTCACGTTTCCTTAGGCGCATGAAAACTCACGACCTTTCCCAGCCTGTGATTATTTAAGCCCGATTTTAATTTAGGCGGAATATCTGTAATAAAGGTATGGGAGACGCCGCCTTCAGAACGAGCAGCATCTCCCTCATTTCCTTCCTGATTCCAAGCAATCACAACTAATTGTCGCGCATAGTAATAAAGGCTATCGTTCATCTGTTCGGTTGTTCGAGCGGTATAATCAAGAATGAGAGTAATCGCGTCCTCTAACATGCCTTTAATTTTAGGTCTTTCCTTTTCCTCAACATCGTCGAGACGTTCCATCAACACATCCGTGTGTTTTTCCAGTAACTCATCATTCATTTTCCTTTACCTTCTTTACTTACCTGTTCCAGTTCTACCAGAAGCCGTGACATTAGGAACATAAAGCTTATGTTTGAATTGAACAATACGAATATTTTTTGGCTCATATACACGTTCCCAATTACTTGCCGTTGCCAATTCGGCATTCGTAGGAGAAGAACCTGCGACAGATTTATTAGTAAATTTCACCCCTCTTGGATGTAACAAGAAGTGTTGGCGATTAATCAAAATATCATCTCCTGCTAAAGCATCACGATCAGTTTCCGTTGGCACAGGAGCCGCGCCGTTTCCTAAACCGATTGCTCCTTCTCCGAAAATATAAGAAGTGAACACATCTCCATCTAACGGCATACCATCATCAACAATGACACGTTTCCCCATATAAGTTGGAATTTTAGTATTGTCAGAAGCTAACAAGAATTCAATTAAGTTTTGTTTTCGTAAATTAGCGTATACTGAAGAATGAACAGCTAATGCTGTTAATTTTTCTTCTGCATCTCCCAGTTTGTAAGAAGCATTGATAAATGTTTCCCCTGTAAATGCTGCATCATTTCCAGTTTCAGCGGAAATATCTAGACTATTTCCAGCCATTTTAGTTGATGTTCCTCCGAACACACCTTTCAATATAGAAAGCAAAGTTACTTGTTGACGACGCGCCCAATAAGCGGCAACTAAATCACCAATTGCTCGCATAGGATCATCACCAGAAAGTGCTTTTGCTAAATCGTTCGCTTTCCAAGCTTTACCACGCATCAATAGAACCGCCTGATCTTGATTCGCGGTGATTTTATCCGTTTCTAATGGATTCGTATCAGATAAGACTTCGTCTTCACCAGTTAAATCAGCCCAAAAAGGCATGTTGATTAGTTTACCACCGGCACTAGCTAGAGCATCTAGCTCCGGATTATGGCTTACAATACCCGATTGGTATAAAGCTGATAATTCAGCTGTACGCTCGATTACATACTTATTAAAAACTTCTGGAACAATAACATCTTCAATTTTTGTTTTTTTAGCGAAAAACTGTAAATTCATTTTTAATTTATCCACGATTTTATCCTTCTTTCTTATTTATTGGCTTGAGCCATTAGCACTTTTGCCCGCTCTGGATCTTCTTTCAAAATCTGACCTTGTTTTGTAAGGTTGAGTGTTTCCTTTTTCCAAGGGTTAACTTCTGGATTTGTTGCATCCCCCAAAGGATTATCAACACTATTTTTTAGTTCTTCTTTCACTTTCTTTTGTAAGGATTTTTCCCAAGTTCCCACAGCTTTTTCCCACGTTGTTTTCAATTTGTTATATGCAGTTTGACATTTATCTGCATCTGACAAATCTAAAAGATCAACTAATTCAACAGGTAAATTATCCTCTGTTAACTGCGTAATTGACTGCGCTCGTAATTCACGCATATTTAGTTCCAATTCTCGCTGATCTAATGCCGCTTCACGCTGTTGGCGATCATAATCCGCTTTTTGTTCAGCATTCATTTGCGCCATTTTTTCAGCTTCTGTTTTCGCATCTTGCCGAACCTTTTCCAATTTCTCATCAAGTTTCGATTGCCATTTTTTGTCATTATTTTCCAAAGCCGTATTGACTGCTTTAGAAACTGCAGCATCAAACTCAGGATTTCCAGCTTCATATGGATTCCTGATTTGTTCGGAATTCTGATCTGAGGGTTGTTCTTCAGCAAAAAGTTGCAGGTCTAATTTCATTAGTAAATTTTTCAATTCAATCTCTCCTATCCCAATCAGTCCTAGCGCACGCAAAAAAAGCAGCCCAGTTTAACCAGTCCACTTGATTTTTGATTGATAGACCCAATCAGTATGTTTGATATTTTCGAACAGTTTAACGCCATATTCAGGGCAGTTAATTATTTTTTTCTGTAATTCCGAAGCTTCTTTTTCTGAAGCTCAATTTCTTTTTTAGAATATCGTTGTTTTAACTTATTCATCCAATCATCATATGTTTCTCTTTGTTCCATGGTAATTGTTTTTCCGCTGATCGGATCATGGGCTATTCGTTTGCCTGTTAGTGATCGTTTGCCAATAATAGCAACAGCAACAGTTCGACACCAAGGATGAAACGGTGGATACGTTCCGGCTTCCCCATTAACAACAGCTTCGGAAACAAGATAAATCTTTCCGTCTTTCTTCTGGCAAATTTCAGATGTTCTTAAATCTAATACAGCAATCAAACGATACTCTTTTACACCTCTGTCTCGCCATGCTTTGAGCTTTGCTTGATTTGCCATATAATTGGCCTCGGTTCGTATTAAACGCTGAACAACACCAATTGAGCGGTCAAATTCAGTCGCTATCGCTTTAGCCATTTCAAACTCGGACATCCCTGTCATAGACTCAACAGTAAATAACTCTCCAAGACGTTTGGCCAATGCTTCAGTATCTTTCCAGATACGTTTTGAATAATTTGAACCATGCCAATGAGAATCAAGAATATTCTTGGTGTACTTAGTTGAAAGCTCCTTGAATTCGTAATCAGTCGATCGAATATCAGGATCATTCCACACCTCAATCGGTACGTCACGTTTTTGCGTCTGTTTAGATGCTTCTATTTTTGAACCATGCTTTTTTCCATTCCGAACACTGATGATCTGATCAGATTTTGTTTGCTCAACTTGCCTTATGATTGTTTCGGCAGTTGTCTCATTATACGAATCGTGAATAACATCAATATAAAATTCAGTCGATTTATCTAGTTGCACAGAAGCAATCTGTTTGGAAACTAAAAAAGACTTGGCTTTCAAGTCTTCAGCTCGTGTTATTCGCTCTTTAAATGCCAATCCATTCAATCGTTTTCTTGCGGACTCTTGAAGTTCAGGATGAGAAACATCATCAGCAAGCTTTCTCAATTCTACTAACTCATCAGGTTGAACAGTTTGATTAAGTAACGCTCTTGTTTCTCCCTCATCCATTCCAGAACGTTGTTTCGCTCGACTAAATAGTTTTCTAACTTGCCTCGTCAAATAACTTTGAGCCTGTCGATAAGCTACAATTATCTTTTGTTCGACTTGTTTCGCAGCGTCATTAATTTTTTTCTCTTGCTTAATCCCTCGATCGAGCCAGTAGGAATCATCTTGTTTTTTCGGCAACTAACTTCCCCCTATCAAAGTTTTTCTGTAGCAGTCCCGGTGGACAAATCATCAAAACCCGACTACGAGAAACTGAAACAGACTCTGCAAACTTGATTGCTTCATCTCTAGAATGAAAAGTTTTTGAATACCCATGGACAGCATACTTCATGTTTGCTGTCCATTTTTTAGATACTTCAACAGAAACATAATTAGGATAGTTTTGTTGAATATCATACAAACCGCATAATAAAGCTTCGACTAACGCATTATCAATCTCATCCGGATTAAGAATGGAAACTTTCTTGTCTTGCAACTTCACGTACGATTTACAAAGTAATTGATTAGTAATCGTGATAAAAAGAGTAGACACACCAGCGCAAACGATATCTTTGCCCGGTTCAGCGTAGTGAGCATGACCAGTAACCTCATAACTAATATACGAGCCGTTACTCTTTATGAACGTTGCTTTGATCATCGTCTTCCTCCTCAGGTGGTTCATCTAAATCCGAATGACTGTCTTCTGCTTGAACGCCCATCACTTTCTTCTGTAGCTCAATTTTTTCTTCCTTTTCTAGATTCAATTGTTCAATTACTTCATCGACATCATCAATATCGGGCAACCACGACAATAAAATTTTTAGTGGCAAAATCCCTGCGTTATAAGCAGTCACAATCTGATTGATTATGTCGCTCGTGTTAATTGGGAGATTAGGTTTTAACTTAATTTTCACTCCTGAAATATCTATCTCTGGCTCTGTGTACCTCAACACTGTTGAAAATATTTCTAAGCGTTGCCTTAATCCCTTAATCATGTATCGAGACTTCACAGACATTAATTGCAACAAACCAAACAATTTATATTTCATTGCCTCACCCGAAACGTTTCCCGCGAACTTCTCATCATTCATATTTGGAACATACGTTACTTTATGAATGTCATCTAGGATTGCATCACGCAACAAAGTCACACTTGATTCATCTAATGCTTTTGTTAGATAGCTTGCAGCTGTATCAGATTTTGAACCTGGAGCTTGGAGCATTTTTTCTTTCTGAAGCTTTTCACCATCACCGTCTTGGAGAACAAACCCCTGAATAAAAAGAATCGCATCAACGAACGCTTCTTTGTCGTTCAGTCGATCCGATTGTAATAAGTTATATGCGTCAATTAATGAGATTGCTTGCTCAAAGTCCCCCTGCTTTTCTTCATTGTTTCTGTACTCAATTACAGGAACTCTTCCAAAATAGTGTGGTAAAGCTTTAACTAACTGATAGGAGCCAAATCCTCTCGATTCAGTTCTATACGTAAGTATCCGATCATCACTGTAATACTTAACAATATAATGGCTAATGCCACCTTGCAAAGTGAATACTGGTTGATAGTGAATCGCAAATAGCGGATTTTTGTCGATAGTGTCATCAGTAACTAAAAAAATCCCTCGTGGATCAATACATTTTATAGATAATTCTGCCTCATCTTTCAAATAAATTAATTCATAACCTATTCCAAAGGTCGATAAATCTTTTTCTAATTCCGTGTCATGTGAAACAATATCAATACGATCATACTCGTCAAGAATAGGCGACAAATCAACTTCTCCAGTTCCTGAATAAGCAACAGGATTGCCAACCATAAAACCAACATTCATATCAACTACATACTTCGCATGATTGATAAGAACTTTATTATTCGGAGCCGATTCGTTCTCTTTTTTTCTAAGCAAGATATCGTGCTTTCCATCATAATAATTTGAAAGTCTTTCTAACCGCTCTAATTGTTTCTGATGTTCTTGCAAGCAGTACTTTAATAGTTCTGCAGAAGGATTTTTCAAATCTCCTGCTATTTCTCTATTTACTACAATCGCCATTTAACTTTATCCCTCCTTTATAGTCCGATTTTCGCTCTATTGCCGATTACTGCTGTATTATTTCTCATATCTTCACTAAAAGCATATCGAGTTGCATCAATCGTATGGTTGTCTTTATCTTCAAGTCTTGGCTTTGGATTCCCATCCTTATCCACTTGGTAATCTATATTTTCAAATTCTCTTGCAATATTTGGTGTTCTCAGCGGGTCAATACAGATAAAATCTAAGTCGTCTAACCATTCTTCCCCGTATTCGACTGAATCAGGTCCTTTTTTTACTCCTCTAATTCTCCGAATCTCATGCTCACTTTGAAGTTCAGCAATTGATTTAGGCTCAGCGGAATCAGCAAATATTTCATCCGATTGATACCCTCTTGCTTTTGCTTGATTTGAGAACTCTCGATTGCTCATTTTTACACCATAGATTTCATCTATAGCGTAAATCCCATTTTTCTTTTTGTCATAATGCCAACGAACGAATGCTAGCGGATCTGTTGCATAACCAAAATCGAGACCATTCCTGATGTTGTCAAAGTTCGCTACCATCTCATCCGTAATACTTCCTGGTTCTACTTGAAGATTATCGAACGGAACAACACCTGAACCGATGGCTTTGCCTAAATACTCCCAATCATAACGCCTCGAATTACGTTCTTTTGTTGCTTCCGCCTCTTCTATAAAGGCTTTGGCTATAAAGGGATTGTCTTTATATGTTGTATGGTGGACATACGTATTTTTTGGCTGAAAACTAGTCTCGTATTTTTTATTTACCCAACTTTGTTTTCTCTTCGGAGGGTTGTAGCTGTAAAAGAACTTATAAAAAAGACCATCTGCAAGCTCTCCACGTAAAAGGGAGTTTGTAATGGTCGTTACATCTTCTTCTGTTTTAAACTCTGCTAATTCTTCTATCCAAGCTATTGCGAATGGAAATCTGCTATCTTTCAAAGATTTTATCCGTTCTGGATTCTGTGCACCCCGAAAGGTAATATAGTTCCCTCTGGGCAGATAGGTAATTCTCATTGGACTTTTATTGATCTTGAAATAGCTCGTTACCCCTTGTTCTTCGATTGCCCACTTCAACTGTTCAAAAACTGATAATTCAATCGTGTTATCGATGAATCTAATAGCAACCGCGTTGACTGGATACCTCATGATTAATTGTATGATTACATGCGCAATATCAGAAGATTTACCTGAACCACGACCGCCTTTTTCAACAATATGAAGAATTTCTGGATCAATTGCTGCTCTCCACGTACTATGAAAAGCTTTTGGCAAATACTCAGATAGTTTAACCATCTGGCTCACCACTGATGTCATCCTTAAATACAGGAGGCTCAATTGAAGTAATCTCCTTCTTATCAACAGGAGCGAATCCTCCACGATCAAGAATATCTTTAGCTGCGTTAAAACGAACCATTTCTGATCTGGCTGCTAAAAGCTTCAACATTGTATTCAACGCTTTACCTGATGACTTACCCATAATAGTTTTTACATATTCATCATAAGCATGAGTGAAATCTTCGTCTTTTAACCAATTGTAAAGTGTCTGTTCGCTTATCTTTAGTTCTTCAGCGATTTCAATCCGCTTTAAAGAGCCTTCGAACAGCAATTCTATAGCCTTATTATGCCTATTAGTAAGTTTCATAAAATCACCTCCAAACTAAAACAAACTAAACGTATTTTCTGATGTTTTCTTGTATATGAGCATCTTTCCAACGGCCGCACCAACAATAGACTAGCTTGCAATGATCAACCTCTACTGGCGTTGCCTCTCTGATCATTTCTACAATCGAATACTTCGCCTTCATTTGAACAGACATCACTACACGTTTATGCTGTCCTTTCATTGGCAGCGGGTATTTATTGTTTAATGACACGTACCAGTAAGTTTTCATTGCTCTATCCCTTTCTGCGTTGCAATGTAAGCGTTATTATTGTATGCTTTATGTATAAATTGTTTACGTTTCACAGATAGATCGCTGCGGAAACAGCGGTCTATTTTTGTGTGTTGAAATACATGGCCAAGGATGATATATTTATAGTTACTTGTTACACTAAAGGGCTGCTGCGGAAACAGTGGCTCTTTTTTGTATTGCTATGTAAACGCTATGATGTTATACTTGTCTAACAACCCTTTAACATCTTTTTCATTTAATTCCTGACCACTATTACCCGGTAGTGGTCTATTTTTGTGAGCAAAATAAAACAGCCTCACGAGGAGACTGCTAGATTCTGTACGTTCCTTCTGGGTCGGCAATCATTTCAACTGCACGATCTAATTTCATTCCCCTAACTTTATTGTTCAATGATTCTTTAGCCTCAACGATTTCTTCAACTGAGACATCTTTTCTTCGAGTCAAGTTTTTCAAATATGCTGTTTCACCCTTGATAATAGCTTCTTGTAGCATTCTCATTCCTCCTCAAAATAAAAAGACCGCCGAAGCGATCTCAATTGATTTTCTATTTTCCCATGCTATAATAGACATAGAAAAAGGACGTGCTGGTAACACGCCCCATGTAGAACCGTTAAAAAGACGGTGGCTTAAATGAATAGTTTTTTTTGTTAAACCATCTATCCTCGCCAAAGTGTTAGATGGTTATTTTTTGTTCTTGTGATCTGTAATCAGCAACACTAACGTCGCAAATGCGATCATCAGTGACAATGCTTGATAAACAGACATGCCTACTCCCTTCTAGGGATAAAGCTATGAACCATAGGCATCACCCCTTTATTCAAGAGATTAGCCACCATCTTTTCACTTTTCTACGCAAATATTATACAAAAAGACTAATAATCATGCTAGTATGTTTTAATTTAACAGCAAAAAAGAACGTGCTGTATGCACGCCCTGTAGAGTTGTTAAGATGAGTAAGATCTTTTTTTAAATCGTTTAAAAAATCATTCTCAAGGTATATCATTTTTTTTTAACTTGCGCAGAGTCATAAAAATGGAGCTACTCATCTTAACTTCTCTACGTTAAATATTATACAAAAGAACATATTCGAAATCTATAAATTTTAATAAAAATTATTTGATAACAATAGACAGCACAGCGAACTTTCAACGGAAATGAAACTTTTCAACTCCATTCATTATTTATTTTTTGTGCCGTCTAGTATTTATCGTCTTGCAAACGATCGAAAAAATTGAAACGAAGAGGAGCTTCCTCCTTTCAAAATTTTCTATGCTAATAAAATATCATGCCTATTTCAATACTTCCATACACAAAATGAGTGCACATTTAGTGAATGTTGAAATTTTCAAAAAAGGGAAAGTTGCTGAGTTTTTCTCCTTTTTTCATCGTAGTATTCAAGCTCTTCTTTTTTTGCTTTTCTATCTAAATGGCGAGCCTCGTAATCATCAATAAATTGAAGCTTACTTCTGATTTCCGCATGCTTTTTTCTTATGTAAGAATCGCTATATCCGGTTTCTTCCACTATTTCTTCCAAAGTTAATCCCTCAATGTACTTCATACGAACAATTTCATTTTCGACTCCTTTGAAAGATTGAATAATGACCAACATTTCCTTTTGTTGTTCTTCTAACAATTCAATCTCATTTTCAATTTGAGTAATATTCTCCTCGAGCAATGACGATCGAGAGTTTTTTTCTATACGTACTTTCGATAAATCACCAGTTGTCCACCGAATCAATTCAAGTTTACTTTTATTCAGATTCCACTTTAAGTAGAGTAACTGTTCTTCCAAATCTTGATAATCCTTTAACCATTGAAATCTCACAATCGCCACTCCTTATGGTATAATTATCTTGTCAGTTTTTATTCATAAAGAGGCGTTGGGAACTTTCCCAGCGTTTTTTTGTACGATCTTGAAACGGAAAAATGAATTTGATAAACTTTTAGTGTGAGCTGGTTTCTAATTTTTCCATATTACCCGAATTTTTCTAGTTCACAAGCCGCTGTTTTTTTACTCAGCGGTCTTTTTTTCTTACTTATCTCCGTGTAAAATAAGACTAGGGCTAGTAATTTTCTTGAAGTTTGAGACCGACAATTTTGACACTGCACTAGCCCAATGAGTTAGGTTAAATAAAAATACAACCCACTTATTATAAGCACAACGACCTAACTCAGGGACCGCTGATATAACTGTTCAGTGGTCTTTTTCTATGGTATCATCTAAATGAGCTAGTTCTTTCCTTTCTAATTTTCGTTAACGTCAAAACCTATTTCATCTAGCTCGTAGACCGCTTTTTTAGTGGTCTATTTTTGTGATAAAACTATTTTGTCTAACGAAAACCAGGCATTATACCTTTCAAATTCATAAAACCTAGGCTTCTTAATTTATTTTTTTGTTATTTCACTTTGATTCACATAGGTGTACAATATATTTGAGCTAGAAAAATCCATAAATAATCCAAGAATACTACACTAGCTTAGGGACTGCCATATGAAAAAGCGGTCCTTTTTATGATACAATTATGAAGAGCTGATATTTTCTTTTGTTGACTACAAACAACTTTCGCAATCGGCTCATTGACCGCTAACTGACTGCCTAGCGGTCTTTTTTTATTGCGCTACTAGGTGTACAATAGTGATGAGCTGGCCCCTCCTTTTTAATCGGGTTAAAAGCATATTTCAATCAGCTCATGGCCGCTGACCAATCCCCAGCGGTCTTTTTTTGTTACAAATTATTTTGTCTAGCGGAAACTAGACGAGAGTTCTTTTCCAAGGCAGCCAGTGGTCGGCTGTCTTTTTTTATTTTTGTTTTAGGTGTAAAATACCTTTGAACTATTCTAATCAGCTACCCATAGTTCATTGACTGCCGTTTCATACCGCGGCAGTCTTTTTTACTATGGCTTCAGTTACCGAATCTTAGTAAACAGAAGTTTTCTCAAAGTCCGGCATTGGACCAAACTTCTTTTCAAACGAACCTTTGGCTTTTCTTGATTCTTCACGTACTAAGTCTATTCCGCTATACTCAATCTTTTTCGCTGCTAAACCTGCATTCTCCTTCATCAATACGAGCATTTTTTCTTTTGTATCACACATGATCATATCAAGTATCGAAATTGGTAATGATAATATCCTTGATCCCGAGTTGAGATCACTAAAAACTATCTCGATAGGATCAATCGGCACCATGACGACGGAACAATCTATACCAGCTATTTTTGCTTTGAAGCCAACTGCTCGATTCCATCCGTTTTCACATGCAAGCCACACGTAATACTCCTGTGGATCAATCACTACTTCACTCATTCTCACACCTACACTTTCTCAACTGTGCCACATTCAATCAATGTAACAATCGCATTCGCTTTATCTTCGCTATCAAATCTCATTACTTCGCCGCTTAAACCGTAGACGAGATGAGGCTGTAATTCATCGAAAAAGTCAACAAAGTACGCTGACCCATTGTCTTCTATCTTAACCACCCACTTCGGCTCTTCCTCGACCTCGTCTGGAATATGAAGTTCAGTAAAATGTCTCTTATACTTTGGAAAATCGTCATCTAGTGGTGTGCCGCAATATGGTGGTTCTTCGACTGGGAAATCCCACCAGAGAACAGGACCAATGTCTTCGTGCCATTTTTCGGCCAAATGAGCAATCACTTTCGTCGGTTCGTCTAGTTGATTAACAATTCCGATAATGTCATCGGAGGCATCATTGTATCCTTCCTTATAATCCGATCTGTCCAGTGACGTCCACGGTTTTGAAAAATCATATTTTTCTTGCTTTATTTTCTCTATAACTTCTCGTATTTCCATTTCATACCTCTTTTCTTACTTGATAGGCTGAATTAGCGTATTATTTACGTTTTATTTTCATTATTTTATTCATAAGGTTATACTATTATTTATCATAAGGAGGTGATAAGCATGGTAAGAAAAATTGGATTTAGTTGGGAATATTTTTTAATTGGATTACTTTTTGTTATAGCTTCTTTAGTATCATTTAATAATCCAGATAGTAGTTTAAAAGCAGTTGTCTACGTTTTTGCCATTGCTGCAGTTTTAAAGGGAATTTTTGAACTGTTTTTTAGACGTAAACTTCATGAATTCACTAATCAAAAATCAACCCTACTAATGATTCTCGGTATATTTGACCTGCTAATTGGTGTATTTTTACTCTTCAATACTAATGCAGGTTTACTAGCCCTACCTTATATTTTTGCTATTTGGTTTATTGTAGATTCAATTATGGGGCTTGTAGGAGCAGATATTTACAAGGTCAATGGATCAAGTTACTATTGGTTTATTCTGATAGTAAATATTATTGGGATAATTGTAGGAATTATGCTCTTATTTAATCCAATTGTTTCAGCATTTACATTAGCATTCTTAGTTGGTTTTTATTTAATGATGATTGGAATTTCTCTTATCGCATATGCGTTTTAAAATAGAGGCTTCTGCCTCTATTTTTATATGATAGGCGTGGTTACCGGAACTATTATTCTTCTGGCAACCCGTTTAGATATTCCTCTTTTTCATATCGTTCTAAAACACGTTTGTATAATGCAATCAATTGAAGAAATTCAGTTCTATTCATCACTGGTGTAATATCTTTGACTCTTTTAATAGCCTCTCTCACCTCTGGAATTGAGACTTGATCTTTCATTCGCCGTCCTCCTTGTATGCTCTCTTACTATTCCATAGAAACGATGACATGTTTAGCTCAATAAAATTACCAATACTCCACTTCCCGCCGAACAACAGAAAACTAATGGGTAGTAAACCCCATATAATATTTAAGAAGTATTGAATCCCTTCTAAGCAGAACTATCCAATCTTCAAGTCCTCAGACTTTACAAACATCCCGTTGATCATTTTCCCGTCTCGTCCTTGTATCTCACCATATGCGTGCATCAAACACTCGTACAGGCTCATATCGCTTTGCAAAGCTAGATTGAGTAATGTTATCACCGAATCGCCTATAGCATCTCCCAATGCGTCTTTATCGTCTCTGACAACAGCAGCGGAAACCTCGCCGATTTCCTCGTAGACTTTTAGCATCTGTTTTTGAGGATCTGCTTTATTGATTCCGCGTTCTTTCGACCACTCTTCGATCATTTGTATTAGTTCGTCCATCATGTTCTCCTAACTCTTTTCGTACGTATTTTCGGATTCAAATTGTATTTCCTCCGACAAAATGCGATCACTTTAAAATCCATTTTTAATTCGTCTCGGATTTCTTTGCTTAACTTCTTTTCAAGCAACATCTTTACGACAGCAGCCTCTAAACCTGGGCGTTTATCTAAATAGCGTTGATACTTTTCATCGTCGCTCATTACAACCGGTTCACGATATTCGATAATTCCCAGCAATTCGTCCCGACGTTTTACTTTTTCTGGATCATTGAACCACTCTGGATTTAGTTCCTCGTCAGTTAGCATAAAAAGTTCACGTCTAGCCTGTCGTTGTTCTGGTGTTTTCTTACGCCTCATGCGGTCACCGCCTTACGTTGCAATCTTTGTAGCATCTCTTTTGCACGTTTGCGCCATTCGGAATACTCTAGCTTTTGCAACGCACTGTATTCGTATCGCCCGTTATAAACCGCTAGCCAATAAATCTCCATGTATCGACAAAAACATTCGTTCGATTCTTTGGTGTCTAGTTTCGTTTGCTCCATGGTCTTTTCAAAGCGTTCTAGTGTTCCCCTCAACTTTTCTCGATAGTCATCGGGTAACAACGAAGTGATTGCGTCTGCTAATTCTAAATCAGTCATTCTATCGCTCCTCCAGGCTGTGAATGTATTGTTCTAAAGCTTGTCGGTCACGTTCATTCAATCGTTTTTTTCTGACATATTCATCGAACGCCATATTGGGCGAAAAGCGGAGTTCCTGCTCGTAATACGTGTACAGTGTTTTTCCGTAGTTTGTAGCTTGTTTTTTCGACGATCTGCTGTTGTTGACGCTGGTTTGCGTTTTGTAATCACGATTTGCTTGCGCAGCCATCGTATCGTATTTATCACGCAATTTTTTTGCGGACAAAATAACCGCTGACCAGAACGGATCACTTGTTGCCCAATCTATCATGTTGCTTACTTGGCTTTCGGTCCGCTTGTCGATCTCGATCATTTTCCGAATATCGTCGGCCCAACGATTTAAATTCGGCTCTTTGATTTCCTGATTCTGACAAATCTGTTTGGATAACTTTTCTGCAAGAATGAAATATATTGAGTCAGGGTCATACACGCGCTTTTTGCGTGTTGACGACGATGTTTTATTGTTCTCATTGTTACTCATTGTTTTAACATTGTTGTTTGTGCTTTTCTGCGGCTTTTCAGTGTCATTTGAGTGGCTTTTTTCTTGTTCCTGATTTTGGTAAATGTCATAATTGACAATGGTTAGAACTGTCTTTTTACTGTCACTTTTTCTAACCAACATTTTGTCTTTCTCCAGCAGGGTTAGAAAATCAGTCACTTTCGTCCTGGACCAGCCCCATCTTTCTGACAATTGTCGGATCGACGTCACTTTTTGACCGCGTTCAACTTCAACCAATTTTCCATCAAATACAAATTTATTGTCTTGGTGATTGGCATCCATTAGCAGATCAAGCCAAGCTTCATATTTTGAAAATACTCTTTTTTCTTGGTATACCCAATGATCACGGATATTTCGATGAAGAGCTATCCAGCCTTTATCAGACATTCGCTTCACCGCCTTCGAATTTGAATTGCTCATCTAATTCCTTAATTTGTTTTCCATTCATGATCCCGATTCTGATTAATTCTTCATTATTTAGATACACTGGATGGATTTCAAATCGAGTCATGAATTCGGTAAGTCCTAATGTATGAATCATCATATGGTGCCTTCTGCATAATGCTGTCAACGGCAACTTCCGATGATCAACTTGACTCCTTTTTCTATTTCCTACAGCTATCAAATGGTGTATATCTGCATGTGATTGCCCACAAATCACGCATTTACGATGCTTACAACAGAGATAGAAGTAATACTGTTCCTTTCGTGGCAACAATTCGTAAGACTTTGGAAATGGCACATTCCACTCAAACATAAAATCAATAACCATTTCTAAGAGGTTGTTTACTTCGCTTACGGTGGCATCAGAACAGTCGGCAATGCTAATCTCGGTGAAATATTTCATTGCATAGGATTCCTTGAAATAGCTGTCTAATTGACCTGTACCAGTACCAGACCATCTATAAATATCACCTAGCAACGCCCAATAGAGCTTACGCTGTTGCACAGTAAATCCTCTAGGATCGGGAATAAACACTCCACCGTTCACGTTGTTTAAATCACCAGAGAATAGTTTGATTAACCGCTCTATATCCAGTGATTCAAACAATTGAACAGTCATTACCCGATTTGTTTCATCGTAGTTAAGCATTTTAAATGGATAATTCATTTAATCCCTCTTAAAATGGGAGATCGTCTGCAGCTATATCAATGCTATTAAAACCACCATTTGCAAAACTTCTTGTATCTCTAACTGGATCAACCCCAGGGAGTGAGTCTTGGAACGTGTTATTATGGGCAATCATATTTGCAGCTTGATCAATCTCATCTTGTCTATGTGCGTTCATTTGTTGCTCAGACGGACGTTCAACACCGTTTGGCTTGCTTCCTTCTGGATCAGTTGGTTTATATGACTTAACTTCCAAATTCCATTTTTTGTTATAGTCACTTTGCTTCCACTCAACAGTTATATTTAGCTTTCTGTTTTTTACTGCTTCAACTAATTGTTCAATACTTTGAATTGGTGTACCATCCGGAACTCCAATCGCGGCTAATAACGTGTTAAATCGTTTAGCAGATAATTCGACATCTTTTTTATCCCATACTATGTTGTTGTATAAGATTTTCCCACCAGCATATTTACCGTCTACAACTTCATAATTTAAAACGGCCATGTCATTAAATGTATTGTTAGTTAACTTATGTTCTGAATCTTCGAGAATTCTAACGTTGTAGCTTCCTGCTTCACTGACTGATTTACCAAATACATTTTTAGAATCTGTTATAAATAGCGTCATTTTTTCTTCTCTTCTTTCTCTTCGATATTGTTATTTATTATCAACTCACTTGCTTCAACTAGCTTGCGCTCATCAAGCCTGTTTTTAGCATGATTCCCATTCTCAGGGTCTAAATCGATCAATCGTTTACCACCATCAATGTAAATGCGTCCTACCACATCAAACATTGATGTAAAAGCATTAAACGTCTTCTCGTTCATATCTGGACTAAATCGTCCTTTACCGTCTAATCCAGCAATTCCGTTATCAATTTGATGTGCTGTTGCATAAACTGTTTTATTACTTTCTCTTAGACGTGTTCCTAACTGTCTGAACCACAGTTGCAACTTTTGATAATTTTGTCGGCCATCTTTCGATGCCCCATCAATATTTTCCAGTACTAAATTTTGTAACGCTGTTACGTTGTCTAAAATAATAACCTCGTATTCCGGCTTAATTAATGCGTTATAGACCCATTTAGTTACTAACGCTTGAATATTCGGTGCATCTTGGCTTTCGAGTTGAACGACAGATATATCTTTAGCTTCTCGAATAACATTCGTTGATAAATCGAAGCTAAAAAGCATTTTATTTCCTTCAAATTGTTTTGCGAGTGACGTTTTACCAGTTCCACCATCACCATAAACAAAGTACATATTCGCTTGTTCAGGCACAGAACCATTTGGATAAAATTTCATTGCTAGCCCTCCTTCACGATGACTTTTTCACCTTGCGGAATAACTTTTACGCATTCGATCAATTCACCGTCAGGGCTTATTACACGCCCATCTTCTAGAACTTGAACAGCTTTCTTAAAATCTGCTTTGTTTACAGTTTCTGTCACTTTTATAAATTCAGTGAGTCCTAATTTTTTTAAAGTGTCTACCGCATCAGCGCGATATTCCCATAAATCTGCTTGTTTACGCGTGTTTACCGTTCCATGCGGTGTTTTGATTTTTACCTTTGGATCGTTTTTCCGTAGCTCACGCAGATAGTCTGCTAATTTATGTTCAAAAAAATCAATGCTATCTTGGTTACTTTGCGTTTCCTTTGTTTCCCATTCAGCAATACGTTCACGTTCTTTATCGGCAAGCTGATAGATTTCCTTATTCGCTTTTTTTAAAGCAGCGATTTTTCTAAATGCCCAATCGGCACTTTCTAAACTATCAATTTTCCAACCGTGCGACTCATCTTTTAGAACCTCACTTGCTTCTAACTCTTCGAGTTCATATTTTTCTAAGGCGTTCAATTCCATCCCTCCATACTTTCGGGCTTATCTTCTGCCCCTGATTGAGTAACATTTATGAAAACGTGGTTATCAGGATCAGCCATTGCAGTGTCATAATCGAAACTCATTCGAATTCACCTTTCCTAATACGTTCAAGGACATCTGGAATATCGTTTACATCATTAAGAACAAAGGTATGATCGGGCATAGTTTTCCCCGTTTCCATCCCCAATGCCTCTAATCCTGCATTCCTTAATAGTTTCACGGGAACCAGTAACTTGTTGTCTAATTCACTTTCTTGAATCGCTAAGAGTGCAGCTACATCGGGTAATCCACCAACAAGCAGTTGTAAAATATTCGCTTCTTTATGGAGTGTACAAAGTGCTGATACACCTTCCTTTTCACATTCCCGTTGTAGTTCTTTCAATAAATTTTGAATTTTTTCGTTAATCATGTTATTCTCTCCTTAGAAATATATTTTTTCATTTGCTCACTAATTGCTTGTCGGCGTAGTGAGCCTTTTTTTGTTTTTCGATAATTTGCTTTGCTAACAAAATGGACTCATGATAGTTATAATATTCTCTATTTGCTTTTTCCATTAGCTTTATGTGTTCCTCATAACTCATCTTCTCACCCCTTTCAATTTGATATAATGGTTTAAAAACTGGATGGTGGAATTATGAAATCTTCTGATTGGATTCAAGTTATTGCTATTTGCCTTACTCTTATTGTGTCTGTCATTTCAATTGTTCAATCGAATAGATCAATTAAATTAACAGAAAAAACTATAGAAGAATCTAACAGGCCGTATGTATCTGCATATGTGGATATAATAGATACAACATTTTTTGCAAAGTACTTAGTCTGTCTCTTATACACATCTCCGAGCCCACGAGACCGATCAGTATCTCGTA